GGGAAGAATGGTGGGAAGAACGGTGGAAGTGTGGTCACGTTTGAGGAGTAAGGTGACCAGTCCGATGTTCCATTAGCATTTACGGCACGAACTCTATATGCCTGAGTCGTGTTTCCCTCATTTGGAATCGTAGCTGAGTTTGTAGTTACGCTGTTTGTCTTGATTGGTGTCTCATTGGATTCCCAGGTGTAGGAGGTAATTGCTTTTCCACCGCTTGCTGGTATGTTCCAAGAAAGATTGTCAGTGTCCGCAACTGTGGAAGTTGCGGTAGGGGTATTTGGCGCAGCGGGTACAGTTGTGGCCAATACAGTGACTCCCGTTGATGGAGCCGATGTTCCAGAGGCATTTGTAGCCGTAACTGTAATGGTGTACGTAATCTCAGATGTCAGTCCAGTTACCGTAATAGGAGAGGCGGCTCCGGCAGCTGTTCTTGTAGTCTGACCGCTTGCAGTTGCTGTGACTGTGAATGAAGTAGCAGCTGGAGATGAGGCCGGCAATGCAAAAGAAACCGTTGCGGCTCCATTATTGAAGGCTCTGCTCGTGCCAACATCAGTTGCCACCACATTAATTGGTGCTGAAGGCTGTAGGAAGTCATTTTGTGCTGTAGACTTCCTACCCGCTCTCTTGTTTACTGCCATTTTATTACTCTCCTCTAATATTAGGCTGTTAAGTCTCCGTAAACAACCCAGGTGTTGGCTGCTCGCTTAAACAATGTTGCTGACGACCACTGAGTACGAAGCTTGAGACCAGGGGTCGCGTTTACCGTGACTCCACCAGCTCCTGCAATTGTAACTTGACCAGTGTTTGTTTGTAGTATATCAATAGATGTACCTATTGGGAAGTTGAAGGTTGCATCAGTAGGGATCGTCAAGGTTATAGCTGAGGTAGACGACATTTCGATAAGGTCATCTCTCTCGATACCGGTTAGTGTGTATGACCCTGTCTGCTGCAGAATTACGGTGCGGGACGGTACGCCCTCAGCGATCTGAGTTCCATCAGCAAATGCAATACCGTTAGCTGCCACCGTGACCAAGCCAGTGAAGGTTGGAGATGCTGTGTTAGCCTTCGCATTGATTTGAGTCTGAATTGAGCTCGTTACGCCATCAAGGAACCCGATCTCGGTTGCTGAAACGCTTCCAATCGATGTAGTTGATGGTAGGGTTACGGTTCCAGTAAAGCTTGGGCTGTCTGCAACAGAAACCTGTAGGCCAGACACGCTGATGTTGTTTCCAGCGGTAACCGTTCCGGCTCCAGAGAACTGTGCCCATAGGATGTTGTCGGTTCCTACGGTGTTTACCTCATTCTCGACCACCCATGAGGTGGTGTTGTAGAGCGTTCCATTCTCGACAAAGACTAGGTCTCCACCAGCAATCTCTGCTGCGGAGTTAAAGTCATCTGCACGAGTTAAGACCGTAGACGAAGTTCTTACGTAGATACCGTTGTGAGCTGCGTTAGACTCGTTCTTGACAAGGATTCTGTCCCCGTTGGTTAGTGAGTGTCCATCAAGCGTAGTCAGTGCAACCCCTAGAGTTAGGGTTGCTCCAACACCGTCAGTTCCGTTGTTGTATGTTACCGATCCGCCTGTCAAAGTTGCCAATGAAGATGGAGTAGCAGCATGGGCGGCCTCGTGGACGTGAAGGCCGGCTGAAATGTTGTCTACATACTGCTTAGTAGCTGGGTGAAGTGCCTGAGTTGGGTCTCCATCAAGAACGATCTTTCCAGTCATGGTTCCACCAGAAAGATCGAGCTTAGCGTTTAGCTGAGTCTGAATTGCGGAAGTTACTCCGTCTAGATAGCCAATCTCTGTAGCACTAACATTGCCGATAGATGTGGTGCTTGGTAATACCACTGTGCCCGTGAAGGTTGGGGCGTTGCTATTTGCCTTTAGATCTAGAGCACTCTGGGTGGCCGTCGATATTGGCTTGTCGGCATCGGAAGTGTTGTCTACGTTCCCTAAACCAACCATAGACTTGGTGACACCCGAAACTGTTCCAGTGAAGGTTGGGGACTCGATCGGTGCCTTGTCGTCTAGCTGATCTTGAATAGAAGAAGTGACTCCATTTAGGTAGCTGATTTCTGTAGAGTCTACCGCTCCAATGCTGGTGTTTGCAGTTAGGACTACGTTACCACTAAAAGTTGCACCAGCCAGAGCTGCATATGTTGTAGATGCTGCTGCGGTAGATAGTTTCCCGTCAATCTGATCTTGAATAGAAGAAGTGACTCCATTTAGGTAGCTGATTTCGGTGCCAGAAACATCACCAATTTCAGTAGTTTGTGGTAGAACAACATTTCCAACAAATGTTGGCCCGCTGAGGTCGGCCTTTAGGTCAACCTGGTCCTGAATGCCGTCAATCTGATCTTGAATGTCGCTGGTAAGCGATCCAAGGTACCCAATTTGAGTAGATGTAATGGTTCCAATAGTGGTGTTTGAGGATAGAACAGTGTTCCCGATTGTTGTCAGATTTTCAATGGTCGGGCTGTTAATGCTGGCTAGGTCAGGAAGAGCTCCCTCGACTGCTGTAACTCGGTCGTCTATGGCGGTAACGTCATCTATGGTGTCGTCTAATAGGTTACTTACGGAAGTTACAGTGTTGCTTAGAGCTGTAAGATCTGAACCTAGTGTACTTACAGTATTCGATACAGTGTTTATACCATTTGATAGGTCGTTAGTTACTGCTAGTGGAGCATATGCAGTCAAATCACCTGTGTATACCAAATCCAGGGTATTTGTTATGCCGTGAACATCTGTGGTGTCTAGGCTGTGGGTGGAGATTCTTGCATCAGTCAGGTGCTCTCCTACAAACTTTAGGTCGTTGTAGTGAGTTACCCCGTCGCCTAGCTTTACATAGCCTTCATAGTTAGTAGCTACATATGCTGTATTTGCTAGTGTAACTGCGTTTGCTGTACCAAAGTTCTCGTGAGTGTCTGCAACAAACTTTAGACGCTGACCGATCGATGTAGCGGTGGTTGTAGCAAAATTTGGGTCATCTCCAAGTGCAGCAGCTAGCTCGTTTAGAGTGTCTAATGTTGTTGGCGAAGAGTCAATTAGGTCCGAAATGGCATTGTCAGTGTAGGACTGAGCGCTAATAAGAATGGTGTTTGAGTAAGACTTTGCATTGTCTTCTGCTAAAACAATCGCGTTGTCTAGGTTGTCAATTGCACTATTTAAATTAGCAAAAGCATTCGGATCATCTCCCAGGGCTGCAGCTAGCTCATTTAAAGTATCTAAAGTCTCTGGGGCAAGGTCGATAACGTTAGCTATAGCATCATTTACATAGCTCTCGCTTACAGCTCCGTATGAGAGGGCATTCCAGTTCTGGCTGCCATTACCGATCTTAAACTGTCCAGTATCAGACTCGTAACCGAGCTCACCGGCTGCTAGTGTTGGATTAGCTGCGGCCCACTCTGCGGCGGTTCCTCGCCTAAATTGAATTCTGACTGCCATCGTCCTGGTCCCTATTCCTTAGAAAGTAGACGGTCCGCCACCGTCGTAGTTGATGTTATAAGAGCTTGAGGCGTTTCCGCCATCTACGTTGGTTATGTCACTTGCAGTCATGGATATCCACTCGATTCCATCGTAAGTGTACATAGATCCTAAGTCTGTTCTGTAGAAGATGTCACCAGCACTGGCTACCGCTGGGTATGCGTCGCCCTGGGCAACGTTTATTGGCGTTAAAAACTTTTTAGCCATGTGCTGGTGACCTCTTTCTACTTATATATTTTACGACTATCCAACCACTACAACTCGGTAGCTGTCAGCTGAAACAGCAGATCCAGATACCCATGAAATTGTAACAGTGTTGGAGTTAGTGATTACTACATCTGCCTCTACAAGCGCGTTGTCAGAAAGATCTCTCATCTGCACGGTCACATCTAGAGTACCAATGTTGTGGTTTACAACCCAGCTAATCACGTTGCTGGTTGGGTTGAGTAGGGTGTTGTTGGCTGCATACTTAGTAGTAGCACCTAGGTTAGCGCGAGCTCCTGCCTCAGTAGTAGCTCCAGTACCACCATTTTCAATTGCAACAACTCCAGTTACGTTGTTTGCATTTCCAGAGATGTCTCCGTCAATGTCTGCACCTGGGATGCTAGATACTGCAGTTAGAGGGTTGGTTCCATCTCCAACTACATAGCCAGTTAGGCTTGTAGCTCCAGTACCACCATAGGCAACCTCAACTGTGTCGCCCTGCCATGTACCGGTAGTGATAGTTCCAACGGTGTCGATCGAGGTCTGTCCTGCGTAGCTGCTGGAGATGACAACGTTGTCTCCAACGATGTCAAGACCATCGCCTACGTTGACAGATAGTGTGGATCCAGACTTAGAAAGTCCGTCACCAGCTGTGATCTGACCAGTTCCAGAGAACTGAGTCCATGTAATTCCGGTAGTTCCAACGGTAATTGGACCGTCGGTAGAGATAACAAAACCGGAATCAGCGTGAGTAGTACCCTCTTCAACAAATACGAAGGTTCCTGGTGTTAGCTCTAAGGCGTCGTCAGTCCTGGTCCAGGTGTTGGCAGCTACAGAGTAGACATACTCATAGATACCGTTTTCTGCTGGGTTGGTCTGGTTCTTTACCAGAACTCGAGTGGTCGATGGGAAAGCTAGGGTTACTCCATCAATAACGCCAACAGGTGCACCGTTGAAGTCGATGTTGCTGGTTGTAGCAACCTTTACCGATTCCTTGATGTCAAGACCCTGAGCGGCCGCTGCAATCTCTGAACGTAGAGTGCTGAGAACAGTGTTGTCAGCGTCCTGGAAGTCCTGAGTTAGGCTTGCCTCTAGTGCGGTGTCTGCTGCTTGGTAGCCGGAGACTGCATTCGAGATGTCAGAGCTTAGAGCATTAGCTACAGTGTTTGTGTAGCTCTTGGACTCAGCGATTGCGTTTGTAATGTCTGAACCAAGCTGAAGCTCTGCATCTGCTAGATCTGAAGCAACATTAGAGATGTCAGATGCCAGACCCTGGTCTGCTAGCTCGAAGGCGTCAGTTAGGTTGTTAGCGGCAGTGTTTACATAGGTTTGGTACGCAGTGGTGATGGTGTTAGTTGCGTCTGAAACTGCGCTGTTGGTGTAGCTTTCAGCATTCGACTGAGCATTTGCGGCAGCACCAGCTGGATCGTACCAAGTGTCAGTGGTGTCGCGGTCAATCTTTAGGGCACCACTTAGGTTGAAGTTTAGGCCTGTACCTGCATCAACGCTTAGCACGCCGCCGTTTACAACTAGACCGTCGCCCTCTGAGGTTGCAAAGATGTTAGCAACTGCGTTGTCGATGTCAGACTGAAGTCCAGTAGCAACGGTGTTTGTGTAGTCATTTGCGTCTGAAAGGGCGTTTGCAATGTCAGAGCTTAGGGCGTTAGCTACTGTGTTGGTGTAGCTCTTAGCGTTAGCTTCTGCTGAATCAGCGCTTCCAGCTGCATCAAAATCAGAGGCTACAACAGAGATTACATCGTTGACAATCGAGATGGATGTTCCAGCAGTTAGAGTGTTCTGCTTTCCAGCTGCAACATCAAATAGGTCAGAGATGACGTTTGGATTGTCCTGAAGGGCTGCGGCTAGCTCGTTAAGAGTGTCTAGGGTAGCAGGTGCAGAGTCCACCAAAGCTGCAATAGCATTGTCAGCATAGCTCTCAGCGTTTGCCAAGGCATTAGCAATGTCAGAGCTTAGAGCATTTGCCACCGTGTTGGTGTAAGATTTGGCATTTGCCTCTGCATTAGCTGCAGATCCGGCAGCGTCGTAGTTTGAAGCTAGGCCGTCTGCATAAGAGACTGCATTTGCGTATGCATTAGCTGCAGATCCAGCCGGGTCATAGTTCGAGGCCAGGCCATCTGCATAAGCCACAGCGTTGTCATATGCGGTGTCTGCAGATCCAATGGCGTCATAGGTATTTGCCAGATTCAAGGCTGCAATAGCAGCATTAATTGCATCTGTAACGCTTCCACCCTGAGCTAGAGTTAGCCAAGTGGTTCCGTTCCAGTAGCGTAGGGTGTTATCACCAGAATTGTAGTAAATCTGACCTGCAACCGGTGACGAAGGCGCAGTTACCAGATTTTGGATTCTGGCATTTAGGAGCTCATTCTTATTTAGATTGAGTCCTGTTAGGAATTGCTTTGCCATTTATATATCCTTAGGAGAGGTACGCGGTCCCCGAGATGGGGGCCGAGAAGGTTATGGTTAGGTGGTTGATGCTGTTGTGCGTAATTGCGCCCTCGACAGAGTTTGCGGCACTGTCGAAGATTGATACTGCTGGATAGAAACCTAGATTGTGTACTACAGTCCAAGTATCTGAAGCAGAACTCTGAGTGTGGGTGTGGGATAGCAGTGGTATTAACTCTGCTGCATCTACTCCGGTGTATGGTAAATCATTCCAAGCTGCATTACCTACGCCAATCTTCATTTTGTTGGTGTCGATTTCGACTCCAACCTCGCCCTTAGCTAGGGTGGGATTTACGGAAGCCCAGTTGGCGGCAGTGTCATTTCTAAGTTGTATCTGTACGGCCATTATTTACCCTAAAAAGTTGATGCGGATCCGCCTTCAATTGTACCAGACAGGGTGTTGGTCGATTGAGGCAGAGACTCTGGAGATACGGGCAACCACTCATTTGATGATTGGTTGTAAACCAAAACCTGACCGTCAGTCAAGGTTTCAAGATTTACGTCGGTTAGCTCATTTAAAGCTACGTCTTGTACTGCTTCTGGGTCTACCCATTCGGTGGCATAGTCAGAATTAGAAAGTTTGCGTAAGATTTGTCCTTGAAGACCACCGGTCGGGACTCCTTGCCCTGCGGGGCCAGTTGGTCCGACTGCTCCAGTAGATCCCATGTCTCCCACTGGAGCTACAAGAACATCTATTTGATCGTTATATGCCCAGCTTAAAGCCGTGCCACCAATATATTCGAGTTGGAGGTCCCACCACCCGGTGTTGTTGGTCCCACCAGTAACATAAAATCTTGAAAACTTTCTAGGGTCTGATACTTTTTGAAGAGTTACAATAGACTTATTAGTGCTAGTAGATGCAGTAGCTGCAGCAAGCAAAGCGTTTTGGTTATCTGTAGCCATGTCAGAAGCCGAAACATATAGTTCTGTTGCTGCCATGAAGGCTGAATTATTGAAAGCTAGGTACCCAACCCCTGGGTCGGCTGCTGAGTAGCTATTTAAAAACTTATATCTAGCAGATAGCCCACCCGCAATACCGGTGTCGCCCTTTACACCTTGAGGTCCTGCTGGCCCCTGAGCTCCTTGGGGACCTGAGGCTGCTACCGAGATTTGTCTGGCGTACTTACCTGAAGTAACCGAACTAACCGTATATCCTGCCATTATCTGGTTACCTCCGACCTAACTGCAAAGTTTCCTTGAAGAATCTTGTATACGAATAAATCAGCAGATGGGGCAATAAGTTCGAGATCGTAGACATATATTCCCTCTGGGATGCTGATCATTGTCACATCGTCTACGTAAAGTGAAATACTGCCATCTGTAGCTCCGAGCTCGATTCCGCCGTTTTCGGTGGTCAGCTCCAAAATAATGGTTGAACTGTCTACAGAGGGCCTAACCTGCATCCTTGCAGTGTAGCCATTGAACTTTATTGGCTTTTTTGCTGGATCTTTGTAGTATATTATGCGCGAAAGCGTTGAGCCCTGGTCGGCTACTATATTGTATAAACCAGCTGGTGCGCTCATTTATATTCTTTCGGCGGGAGAGTCGGAGTAGTCTTATTTTACCGTATCTAGGGGTTATTGATGTGAGAGGTATACTGAACTCATGGGCGTACATGTAGAAGAACAAACAGATGAAATGCTGACAGAGTCTGGGGAGCCCAGATACGCTCACTATGCCGACTCGACTTCTGTTACGGAAGGCTATATCACCGGTAAAGCCGTTTTAGCAGTATGCGGAAAACTTTTTGTTCCGTCTAGAGACCCTAAAAAATTTCCTGTTTGTCCAATTTGCAAAAAAGTTGTAGAAGCACTACTATTAGATCAAGAATAAAAATCAGTCACTAGATTTTGTTCTATACTTAGTATCCACAACCTTCCTGGCGGATATCTTTTCGTCAGGATTTTCCGTCTCTACCTATGAAAGGTACTCAAAAATGGTAACCGTTTACACTCTCCCGGCTTGTGTCCAGTGTGACAGCACAAAGAGATTGTTAAGCAGGAACAACATAGAGTATCAAGAGGTAGACCTAAGCGCTGATAGCGAGGCTTTAGATATGGTTCGAGGCCTTGGATACACTGCCGCTCCTGTAGTTGTAGTGGGCGAAGACCACTGGAGTGGGTTCAGACCAGACAAACTATCTGCTCTTTTTTAAAGTGTATGACCTTGTCTACTTTTCAAACGTCTCCAACAATACCCACAGGTTTGTAGAAAAACTGGGGATCCCTGCCCATAGGATTCCGATTAAGTGGGATGGAGACGAGCCATTTATGGCTTATGGGCCTTATGTGTTGATTGTCCCCACATATGGGGGAGGGAATGACAACAACACAATACCTAAACAGGTTAAGAAGTTTTTGAACTTTAAGCCAAATAGGGATTTATTACGTGGTGTTGTCGGAATGGGCAATACCAATTTCGGCGAACATTACTGTAAGGCAGCCGAGATGATTGCAGCAAAAACAGGTGTACCGTTGCTGTATCGCGTAGAAATAACTGGAACACCAGATGACGTTGAACAAGTAAGAGAGAGGCTACACCTACTGTGGAAAACTACAGCTACCACGAACTAAATGCAATGCTCAACCTTTGGGGTGAGGACGGCAAGATTCAGTTTGACAAGGACAAGGAAGCAGCACGTCGTTACTTCTTGGACCACGTCAACCAGAACACTGTCTTCTTCCACAGTATCGAGGAGAAGCTTCGCTATCTGGTCGAGAACGACTACTACGAAAAGGACGTTCTAGATCAGTACTCTGCCGAGTTTGTTAAGGAACTCTTCAAGCAGGCATATGCCTATAAGTTCCGCTTTCCTACCTTCGTAGGTGCTTATAAGTTCTATACCCAGTACGCCCTCAAGACCTTTGATGGCTCACGTTACCTAGAGCGCTTCGAGGACCGCGTTGTAATGAATGGTCTCATGTTGGCTCAGGGGGATGAGCAGACTGCCCGTGACCTGGTAGACGAAATCGTCTCCGGTCGCTTCCAACCTGCCACTCCGACCTTCCTAAACGCTGGCAAGAAGCAGCGTGGCGAGTTCGTCTCCTGTTTCCTGCTTCGCATCGAAGACAACATGGAGTCAATCGCTAGAGGCATCAACTCCGCACTGCAGCTCTCAAAGCGCGGTGGTGGTGTGGCTCTAAACCTCAGTAATCTTCGTGAGCTAGGCGCTCCTATCAAGAAGATTGAGAACCAGTCCTCCGGCATCATCCCTGTGATGAAGCTTCTAGAGGACAGCTTCTCCTACGCCAACCAGCTGGGTGCTCGCCAGGGTGCCGGTGCCGTTTACCTAAACGCTCACCACCCAGACATCATGCGATTCCTTGACACCAAGCGTGAGAACGCTGATGAGAAGATCCGTATCAAGACTCTATCTATTGGTGTGGTTATTCCGGACGTGACTCTAGAGCTTGCCAAGAACGGTGAGGATATGTACCTGTTCTCCCCATACGATGTCGAGCGCGTGTACGGGGTTCCTTTTGGAGACATCTCTGTTACCGAGAAGTACCAGGAGATGGTTGACAACCCAGAGATCAAGAAGTCGAAGATCAAAGCACGTGAGCTATTCGAGCGCATCGCAGAACTGCAGTTCGAATCCGGTTACCCATACATCATGTACGAGGACACCGTGAACAAGGCCAACCCTATTGAGGGCCGCATCAACATGTCCAACCTCTGCTCTGAGATTCTGCAGGTTAATACTCCTACGACCTACAACAACGATCTTTCCTACAAGGAGATCGGTAAGGACATCTCCTGCAACCTAGGATCGATGAACATCGCAAAGATGATGCAGTCCCCTGACTTTAGTAAGTCTGTGAAGGTAGCAATCAAGGCACTAACCGCTGTTGCCGACTTGAGCTACATTGACTCCGTGATGTCTATCGCTGAGGGTAATCGCAAGTCTCGTGCTATCGGTCTTGGTCAGATGAACCTGCACGGCTACTTCGGTCAGGAGCGCATGCACTACGGTGACGAAGAGTCGATCGACTTCACCAACATGTACTTCATGACTATCCTGTTCAACGCTCTCAAGGCTTCAGCTGAGCTTGCTCAGGAGCGCAAGGACAAGTTTGATGGCTTTGAGAAGTCGAAGTACGCAGACGGTTCGTTCTTCAACAAGTACATTGACCAGAAGTGGGAGCCTGCAACTGAGAAGGTTGCTCAGCTGTTCAAGGACTCAAAGATCAAGCTTCCAAAGAAGAAGGACTGGATCGAGCTCCGCGACTTCGTAATGGAGCACGGACTCTACAACCAGAACCTTCAGGCGGTTCCTCCAACTGGTTCGATTAGCTACGTAAACAACTCCACCAGCTCAATTCACCCGATTGCTGCGCCTATTGAGGTACGCAAGGAAGGCAAGCTAGGCCGCGTTTACTACCCAGCTCCTGGTCTAACCAATGACAACCTTGAATACTTCAAGGATGCCTATGAGATCGGTCCAGAGGCAGTTGTTGATGTCTACGCTGCTGCAACCCAGCACGTTGACCAGGGTCTGTCGCTAACCCTGTTCTTCAAGGACACCGCCACCACCCGTGATGTCAACCGTGCGCAGATTTACGCATGGAAGAAGGGCATCAAAACCATCTACTACATCCGTATTCGTCAAGCTGCTCTCGAAGGAACCGACGTCGAGAACTGCGTAAGTTGCATGCTATAAAGAGGAGAAAGAATGATTACCCGGCCAATTAACTGGAACAAGATCGAGGACCCAGTAGACCTCGACGTGTGGAACCGTCTCACCCAAAACTTCTGGCTGCCTGAGAAGATTGCGTTGTCAAACGACATTCAGTCTTGGAGCACCTTGAAGCCGGAGGAGCAGCTGCTTACCATGCGTGTGTTTACTGGTCTAACCATGCTAGACACCATTCAGGGTACTGTTGGCGCTATGAGCCTGATGCCAGATGCTAGAACTCCTCACGAGGAAGCGGTCATCACCAACATTGCATTCATGGAGTCGGTCCACGCCAAGAGCTACTCCAGCGTGTTCTCTACCTTGTGCTCTAGCCAGGACATCGAAGAGGCTTTCCGTTGGAGCGAGGAGAACCCCTACCTTCAGAAGAAGGCCGAGATTGTTCTTAGTTACTACCGCGGTGATGACCCGCTCAAGCGCAAGGTTGCCTCCACCCTTTTGGAGTCCTTCCTGTTCTACTCAGGCTTCTACCTACCGATGTACTGGTCCTCACGTGCCAAGCTAACCAACACTGCTGACCTAATCCGTCTAATCATTCGCGATGAGGCCATCCACGGTTACTACATCGGTTACAAGTTCCAGCAGGCTTATAACCAGCTTGACTGGAATGACCAGCAGGAAATTAAGAGCTATGCTTATGGAATGCTAAACGATCTATATGAGAATGAGATCAAATACACTGCCGATCTTTATGACGGAATCGGACTAACTGAGGATGTCAAAAAGTTCTTGCACTACAATGCAAACAAGGCACTAATGAATCTTGGCTTTGAGCCGTTATTCCCTAAGGAGATTACAAACGTAAATCCTGCAATCCTTTCGGCGCTAAGCCCTAACTCGGACGAAAACCACGACTTCTTCTCTGGGTCCGGTTCAAGCTACGTTATGGCAAAGCACGAGTCTACAACGGACGACGACTGGGACTTTTAGTTTATGGAAAAAGTCACTCTATACCCCGGGCTAAATGTGTACACCAATGCATCAGACGATATAGATGAAATACTTTTTTTGTTGCTAACTAATGAATTCCCCTGGACTGAGGCAAAAATTTTAGAGTCTCGGTTGGAAGAGTATGAGGCTGGCACTGAACACAAAAAAGTTAGGGACGCGTCTGCTTTTTCTGTATCTACAGAGATTGAAGACAGTATGCCGGACCACGTTAAACGTCTGAGCGAGCTGTTTAATCGAGTATTCGATAAGTGCGGGTTCGACTTTCTTGAGCAAAACTCTATAGAGTTTCAGAGAAAAGAGGGTGCATTCGGGGTGATTAGGTATAAAGAGGGGCAATTCATTCTTCCCCATATAGACTACGCGAAAGAAATGCCCAGAAAAATAACGATGGTCTATTACCCGAATGACGACTATGAGGGGGGAGAGCTTGATTTACCTAATATTGGTATAACCCTTAAACCAAAGAAAAATACTATGGTTATATTTTTAGCCGAGCCAGAAGATTTTCGGCATGCCTCTAAAAAGATCATTTCTGGAACTAAATATGCTGCGGTTAGCCTTTGGTACTAAATGAACAATTTAAATTTGTGGGTTCAAGAAAAACTAGGATCTTTATCTGATTTAACTATTTTTGAAATAAAAAATCCTGAGACCCTAAAAACAGAAGTAATCCTGTCATTTGAAGTATTTCATGGGAAACTGCAAATTGAATTCGACTTTTTATTTGCGGATAACATTAAAAACAACCTGGACGAGGTTTTGACTCGACTAAATTTAATCAAAGACTTATACCCGGGATATGTGTTGATATCGAAAACCGACGCCAATGACGGGAAAAAATTAGACGCTTTAGATCTTTTAACTTTCAACACCACTATCGAGCTAGTAGATTTGCGCAGGGATATCGATGCTACTAGTGATGTTGTTCCTACGCTTCCGGATGGATTGCAGTTCAGGCTACTAGATCCAATAAAAGAGCTTGACCTGTGGTATCAATTAACTATTGAAGGCTATAGCGGGGCTCCCGAGTTTAGGGGATTTGATTTTAACTATTGGAAGAAACTGGTCCTTGACGAGAGTGGGGCACTCAATCCAGTAATACCTGCAGATGGGGTAGTTGTCTTAGAGTTAGATGGAAATCCTGTTGGAATCTTTGTTATGGATAGACAAGAGAAAAGTTCTTTGGATGGTCATTCTATGACTTTAGGGGTACTGCCTCAGTATAGGGGTAGAGGCTTTGCTGAGCTGCTCATGCGGTGGTCTTTAGCCTATGAGGCTTCTAGGGGAAGTGTGAGATCTAACCTATTAGTAAACTCTGGGAACTCTGCAGCTATGGCCCTATATAAAAAGCTAGGGTACACTGTAGATCGTTTAAACACAGTTGTCAAAAAATACAATTGAGAGATTTTTATGCCTACATATCTATACGAATGTGAAAATGGTCATGAGTACGAAGAGACCCGTGGCATGTCCGAGGATCAAAAGCAGTCGATTTGCGTAAATCCTGGGTGTGGCGCTAAACTGATACGTAAATTTAGTGCTCCGTCTATCAGCTTTAAGGGGACGGGGTTTAACGCAACTAGAGGATAACTTAATGAGCATACCGGCCCACCAACTTAGGACCTTATCAGTTCCACTATTTATTCTTGAAGATAATCCAGCGTGTGCAGAAACAGATCCTGAGCTATTTTTCCCCCTAGAAGTTGACATGGGATTCGGTCGGTTTACAAGCAAATATCAAAATGCTTCAGCTGCAAGAAAAATATGCGCTTCCTGCCCTTTAATAGAAAAATGCTTAGACTACGCGCTGCTAAACAATGAGGTTGGCATTTGGGGCGGTACCACAGAGGAGCAGCGCAAACAAATTAGGAAAAATAGGGGCAGAAAGTCGGTTCGTAAGTACCGTACCCCCGACCTCTGGTAGACTAGATATGCCTAGGGAGAGAGGCGAGTTACGTAACCCGCAAACCTAGGAGAAACCATGGGGATATTCGCTGAAGTATTCCGTAGAACCGCAGCACTGATCATCCTCCGCATTAGCGGAACCTTTGCTGGTGGCTCTATTGCTGGAGTAGAGCTCTGGCAGTCTGCAGCTGTTGCTGCATTCATCGGCGTAATGGACGTGGCAGAAAATCTGTCTCGTGCTTATATGCTGGATGGAAAACTGGACATAGATGAGATCAACACCGCTTTTGGTGGAGCTGCTTATCCTGACCAGGACCCGGACGCCGAGGCAGCTCTAGCTGCAGAGGAAAACAAGTCTGCTTAATTAGTCAAAAATAATGGTCCCTATTGGTGTTTGCCAGTAGGGACTATTATTTTAATCATGAAAGCAAGAAGTTTAGGCCATCGGGTCTGGGAAATAGAGAATGCCCTGCCCCAGGAAGATCTTGATCTCCTACTTACTTTAGCTAAGACCTCCGAAGAGCCCCTCTGGTATTCGGACAAGGTTCCTGACTATTGGCGGGGTAAGGTCATTATGGCTGTTGAGCTCTTAATTCAAGATAAATCTACCGAAAACTTTATGGACAATCTAAACGCTAAATTAGAGTCCATTTTTGATCGAGCCAAGTCAGTGTTGGCGGTCTCTAGCATTATTAGATATACGCCAGGTGAATCAATGGATGTACACCAAGATAACGTAGAAGCTCACGACGCTGACAATGTGTTTGGACTAGTCCTGTATTTAAACGATGACTACATTGGTGGAGAAATATATTACCCAGAGCTCGGTCTGGAGATTAAGCCGAAAGCTAACTCAATACTTATCCACTACGCCGGCCTAAAACATGGGGTCAAAGAAGTAACCAGCGGAGTAAGATATGTGATAACATCGTTCATAAAAGGTGACGAAACCACCTCGATTAGGGAGAGTATTTAATGCTGTCAGATCAGTTTGTCTTGGACATGCTCAAGAATAAAAGAAATGGGTACTACGTAGAGCTTGGGGCAGCAGACCCTATTGAGGGTAGCAATAGCTACAAGCTCGAAAAAGAGTATGGTTGGAAAGGCGTAAGCTTTGATCTAGACGAGCGTCATGCCACTAAGTTCAATTCTGTTAGATCTAACCCATGCCTTATGGAAGACGCTATTACTTTTAACTACGAGAAGTACTTCGAAGAGAACAACTTTCCCCAAAGAATCGACTATCTCCAGGTAGACGTAGATACCGGATACACTGCAGGTGGCAGACCCTTGGGCAATCCAGGATCTAACCTGCTAGGACTAATTGCTTTGCCGCTAAACCGATACAGGTTCTCCGTTATCACCTTCGAGCATGATGCTCTAATTCACTATAAACTCCAGTCGGTTAGGGATGCCCAAAGAGAGATCTTAGACTCCCTGGGCTACTCTCTAGTAAAAAGGATTACTTGGGAAGACTGGTGGGTAGACCCTGAGGTGGTCCCGTACACTGAGTATGGTCCCCACTTGCAAATTGACGCTCAGTAGGGGTTGACATCAGGGAAAAACCCTGATAACCTACCGTAATGATTTTACGGAAAGCTTTTACAGCAGCACTTTTAGCTATATCCATATCTATAGCTTCTCCGCCCTGGGCTGAGGCAAGCTCAGACTATTCTGCATCCAGTCAGGTAGTTGTAGTCCAAAATGGAGCCGGGTCCTTCTTTGGTATTTTGCAGTGGTCCCCCGTGGAGGGTGCCAACTCATATTTGGTCTACAAGACCGGATCAATTAGGCCTGGATGGCGAAAGTTTTCCTCAACCTCATTTAGGACTACATCTATTACGGTTTCAGACAGGCCAGGGGCAATTGCTATCTACAGAGTAGTCGCGATCATTTCTGGAAAAGAGATTGAAATTGGCACTTTTAAGTATTTTCCTCGCAGATAAAGTACTAAATATAGCATACTGAACACCTTGATTTTGCTGGATAATGTACATAACACTATGTGCAATAATGTCATACAAACTTAGGTCTAAGGTTGTACAGCAAAAAGGTTGAAAACTAGATAATCCAGGTGTATACTGAAATCAGCCCCCGAGCACGGGGTCTAACTAAATAACTAACGCACTAAGGAGCACAAAGTGTCGCCATTTGATTCATCTGTAGCATCTCGCCTGGCCCAATCCAAGTACGACCGGGTCTACATGGAATACATTCAACTATTAAGGTCGATGGGACCGATTAAAACCGTCTACTACAATATAGAAGACCTAGCTTATGCCCAAAGCCAAATGAAAAAGATTCGGGCAGTTGATCGCATAAAATCCAAGAATAAAGAAAGCCAGGAAGACAAGACCCCAAACTGGTCTGAGTTGCTAGGACTCCAGGATGACTGGATGGATTTTGAAGTGTATGAAAATCCACTGACCTATGTTTCTATGATGCACCCGATCTTTTTATTTTCTCACCACTCCAGAGGGCACGACCACGGTCACAATCAAATAATTGATCTTCCGGTTAGGGGCGACTCCATGAGCATTCCTATAGTTTCTGAGGGCGGAGAGGTTTACTTTATCTCTATCGGATTCCACAAAGGAGACATGTCTGTCTTTTTCTCATTCTTTCCTGAGAGACCAGATTCGGTAAGGGAAGAGCTCTCCGACCTACTAAGGAACTATGAGACTCGCTAGCCCTGGGGCTTTTCTTTCGGGATATAGTCTCTAAAGAAGAAGATAAAGTTAACTCGACGGCCTTTGGTGATTGGTCTGACCCCATGCAGATTCTCTGCATTACCCCGGAACATGATCACATCGCCGGCCTCGAGTTTAACTTGAAGGTTATGGTGTTGGAAGTAGAGTTCTCCACCCTCGTAGTCACTATTTAGCATTACGATCCCCGAGTAGTGCTTCTCTACGTCTGGTTTGCCTTCGTAGTAGTCTCCGTCATCGTCGTGTGCTGGATTCTCTGCTCCAGTCTCCATAATATTTCCGAAGAATCTCTTCATGTCGAAAGTGTGTTCGATCTCATAGTGATCTAGAAAGTAGTTTTTGGCTCTGGTAAATACCTTCTTAATTGGATCAAGAAATGGGATCTCCTCCTCATACCACTTCGAGTACTCTACAGATAAAAGACGATAGCCCGGCCTAAACTTGTCCTGTAAGGCATACTTATCGATCCACTTTACGTATGCCTCACATTGCTCTGGTGTTAGAGCATTTTTTATTAGGTGATATGGTAGCTCGGTCTTATCTGTCATGGGCCTAATTCTACTATAGGAACAGTTTGTCTATGCTGTTAGAATTATATGGCCCAGACATATCTAGCGCTAGAAGGACAAAAATGGAAAGCCGCCACAAGGGGGCAGAGCCCACCGAGCTAAAGATGTCGCTAGTTGATGTTGTCGGGGATCCGGAGATTGTAGATCACATTGTTAGCAGTGTTTTTACCCCCTCAATTAGTGTTTTTGCTGAGAGGAATACCACTCAGGGCATCGGATCTCATTTGTACCAAAATATCTGCAACTTTAGGCTTAGTGGTCAGCTCAATTTTTCTTTTAAATATGATAACGAACACTTTAAAGATCCAATCACTGACTACTCTGTAGGAACAAACAGCCTAAACTATCGGTCACCAGAATTTGTGGATACCCCGGAAATAATTTTTTCTGGTTGTTCGGTTAGTTATGGCGTTGGGATACCATTTTCCGCAACTTGGATTAACAGGGTTCAAGAGCACCTAAACCCTGAATCTTATGTCTCTTTGACAAAGCCAGGGATATCTACCCAGACAATAGTAATTAACATACTCAACTACATATTTAAGCACGGTAAGCCTAAAAAAATAATCGTTTTGTTTCCGGACCCGTATAGGATGGCTACCTTTGTCGATGCCTCTAATACTAAGGACAGACAGGAGGGAACTGGGATAGCTAGTCCAGGATCTATAGAGCTCCATATGGCAAGATTTAAGTCTGATGAACTACTAAAATACTCGAAGCGGCCACACCCACTAAAAAACATACTTACTCCGGAAGTGGGATTTAAGTCCACGCTGGAGTCGATTTATTCTTTAGAGGTTTTTTGTAAGGCTGCCGATATAGAGCTGATCTGGTCAAGCTGGGACATTACAACAGCTGCTTTTGCCACAATATTAAATTCTACTGCTGATCTAAAGCCATTTCCTAGTTTCAGTATGGATATATACAAATCTGTCTACTACTCGACGGTTAGAGATCATGCGGAAGACGTTTCGTGTAAGCCAGAAGTTTTTGCTGACTACCCACTGCACTATGCATATGGCACCGATGCAGCACGCTACTATGGTGCTCACGTGCATTCTCATATAGCTGAAGCTTTTATTGAGCAACTGGACAGGAAAAATAAATGAAGATTTTGGGCGTAAATGAGACTACCCATGATGCGGCGGTCTGTCTGATTGAGGATGGAAAAGTACTCTTTGCTGGTCACGCTGAGAGGTATAGCAAAGAGAAGAATGACTGGTATACCAACGATCAGCTTATAGCAGACGCCCTTACGTATGGTAAGCCAGACAAAATCGCCTACTACGAAGACTACTGGCTAAAGAAGCTAAGGATTGCTAGGCATGGAGGATTTGGTGGAGGAAAGCCGTACTTCAAATCTAGCCCGCTGCTGAAAGGCATTCCGGTAAAAAGCTTTAAGCACCACTACTCCCATGCGGCCGCTGGGTATTACACATCTGGTATGACAGACGCCCTTATTGTCGTGCTAGACGCCATCGGAGAATTTGATACTGGGTCAATTTGGATTGGAGAAGGAAACAAGATAAAGCCGGTCGAAAAGATCAAGTATCCAATTAGCTTTGGGCTTTTCTACTCTGCTTTTACAGACCTGATCGGGCTAAAAGCAAATGAAGAAGAGTACATCATGATGGGGATGGCTGCTTACGGAAATCCTGATAGGTATTGGAAAAAGGTAAACGGCTATTTCCCTTGGGTAGCAAAACAAAAATACAACTTTCACTACGGCATAACCGACTGGGATGAACCGATTGATGAGCAGGCTAGGTTTGATATTGCTGCCGCTGTACAGAAAGTTTATGAGTCCAGGCTCTGGGACATAATGTGTACTCACAAGAATGAAACCGGTAAAGATAATTTAGTCTTTATGGGTGGTTGTGCTCTGAATAGTAAGGCCAACACAATGCTCTGGAAGATCTTTAAGAATGTATGGATTATGCCTAATCCTGGAGACGCTGGGTCAGCTTTGGGCGCTGCTGCTGCTTTATATGGAAACCACTTGGACTGGAAAGGTCCTTATTTGGGGCACGATCTTGGTGGAGAGTACCCAGTACAAAAAATACTAAACGCCCTTATTGAAGACAAAATAGCACCGGTAGCTTCTGGAAGAGCGGAGTATGGGCCAAGGGCACTGGGTAATCGCAGTATTTTGGCGGATCCAAGAGATCCTGACATTAAAGACAAGGTAAATCTAATCAAGAAGCGTGAGCTGTTTAGACCTTTTGCTCCAGTAGTAATGGAAGAGCATGCTAGTGAATGGTTTGATATGGACTACACTTCGCCTTACATGCAGTACACACCTAAATGCTTAAAGCCGGATTTAATTCCAAGTGTTGTTCATGCTGACGGAACAGCCAGAGTTCAAACAGTAAACAAAGATCAACACCCCGGTCTCTATGAGGTTTTAGCGAAATGGTATTCTTTAACTGGAGTTCCGGTCCTATTAAACACTAGTTTAAATATAAAGGGACAGCCTATTATAAATGACGAGCTAGACGTTGCAGCTTGGAAAGAGTTTTACAAGAAAGATATTATAAGTTAAATGTATAAGGATTTTAATGTAACGCCACAGCACATAGCTCAGGCTGGAGTTTGGGACAACTTCTTTACCGATGAAACTGGTGGTCACCAGGTATTTGTTAACAGTCTGTTTGGAAAAACTCCTAAGTCTTTTAAAAGCTCCGGTAAGTACAATGAAGATAGCGATCAAATAGATTTAGTAATTGGTGGATGCTCTTTTACGGAGGGAGTGGGGGTTCCCGACGAATATGCCTGGCCCGAACTTCTAGGGAAGAAGTTAAAAGCTAATTACATTAACTTTTCTAGATCTGGAAAATCTACTGGGCACATAGTTGAAACTATTATCTCTTATTTACGAGAAAACCCGAAGCCAAAATACGTAGCCATACTGTTGCCTTATTTTAGGAGATACTACGCACCATTTAACAAAGAAATTCACGGAACAGACATAATACCTAATGTCGATAAGCAACCGTATCAGCAAAGCTTTGACACTCCTGTAGCTACCCCTTGGCATGATGGACAGCCTAAGTACTTAAAAAGGCCTTTCCCTTCTTTTTATGTAATCTCGCCAGAGATGGCAATACATCAGTGGTGCCAATCAGTCAGAATCCTTTCCGATTACTGCAGACTGATGGATATTAAGTTTGTCTGGGCTACCTGGGACAAAGACACAGAAATATTTCTAGACGAGGTAGAGAAAAAATTTAACCTATCAATCCCGGATCAGCTAAAGACGTCGTGCTACGACAAAGATTACCAAAAGATTGGTCTCCCTGAGGGGTGCCACGATTTTGAGAAAGAAATACATGGAGATAACTACTACATAGGCTCGGACGACAAGCTGCATTCCGGGACACATCAGCATATCCACTGGGCACTAGACTTTTACCGAGCCCTCACCGAAACGGACAAGTAAATGGCAATTCTTTATTACATAGAAAAGATCTATAGAAAAATAAAAAACTGCCTATTCCCCCGTAAACGACCTAAAAACGAATTTATCTACTAATATGCCGCACAAATACGAACTAGTCAAAGAGCTTCTGACAAAAGAAGAAGCCAATCAATTAAAAACCTATGCGCTTGAGTTGCTAAAAACTTCTAGTCCGGTAGATGGAATTACTACTGTAGTTCTTCACAATAGGCCAGATACTTGGGACCCTCAGGGGAACATAGAAAAAGGATTTAGAGTTTCTGACACCAGGTTTAGAGAGCTGCAGACACTAAGCGTTATAGAGTCTACTAAGTTTTTTATACGAAAGATCGATGCTGGAACAGAAATCCCGCCGTTTGTAGAAATTGACACAAGTCGAGATGCCCAGGTACACGAAGTTCACCGAAAGATAGCCGTTCTTTCAATAAGTGATGAGTACGAAGGTGGAGAAACAAACTTCGAAAATCATGGAGAGTCATTTAAATTAGAGGCTGGCGACTTGATCATGTATGAGGTAGATGACGTCAACAAGGTTGGAGTAAACAAAGTAACTTCTGGTTTCAAGTTGGAGGTCATCTACTGGTATGCAGAAGTTGTACTGAAAACAAGGTTTGATGAGTTCTATATGCCTCCGATGGAGAACGCTTCAGACAGGTTTTAGCGTGGATAGAATATTCGTCTACATTGCTGCAGTGCGGGAAAGATATCTTCCGCTAACAATAAAAAGTGCTCTACATAATGCTGATTTGGCGGATAGAGTATTTTTTGGGGTTTTTAACACAGTGATTTCTGACGAAGACTTTATTACAGATCCTGAAATTCTAGGCTGGGTAAAATCTGGAAGGGTTTGCTTGGTCGAGGCAAAAACTGCTGGCCCATTGGGTATAGGAATTAGTAGGATGGTTTCATCCATGCTGCAGCCTATTGAAACTGAATATTCTTTACAGGTTGATGCTCACACAATTTTTGATAAAGGCTGGGACTCTAAATTAATAGCAACTCTGTCCGAGATCGAGGAGACAACCAAATCAAACAAGGTTGTGTTGAGTGGTTGCCCACTTCCTTGGATTGAAGATAAAGATGATGACTCTAAGTGTCTCCTAATGTTTGAGCATGAGGTTGACCCGTATAACTTTGATTCTTCTGCTTCTGATATGCCTACCATGTGGGGTAGGCCACTTTCAAACGGAAAAACAAGACTTTTAATGCAGGAAGATTCGGACCAGAGGTATCCAGAGGTATATGGGGACTACCCTCCTGAATTAGACTATGAAAAGTCTCCTGGTGTCTTTGCTGCATTTATGTTCTTTAGGACAAAGTACATTAGGGACTTTTTGCACGACCCGTACAACACTTTTGATGGAGATCAGCTCAACTACTCTTTAAGACTGATCTCCCGTGGCTTCGACATATATACACCTAGACAGCCAGTCTTTTTGTCCAAAAATAAGTTTAGAGACGGAGAGCTTATAGATGGGGATAAAGATTGGCGATCGGCAGAGGAAAGTCCATCCCACAAGACGGCCGCAGTAACTCAGGATCGGCAGCAAGAGGACATCCTTCGAGGTAGGTATTTTGGTTATTGGGGAGCACCCGACGAATCATCTTTGGCTAATGCTATTGATAAAATGGGCCTGATGGAGTATTTAAAGACCGAGAGGGCTGACAATGAAGCAAATTAAAAAGATCCTAAAGAACTTAAAAAGACTTATCTGGCCAAGAAAGAACAAGAAGACAGACAGATTTATTTATTAGTCCTGCTTTTTTGCTAGAACAGTAAAGAATCCAAAATTCATAATCTTATTCGCTCTATCCCATTTTGCTTTATTTATTAGGACTTTCTCTAGATAGTTCCAGTCTTCACCATCAGTGAAAGGCTTGAATTGATTAATGGAAGTAGACACTAGCTTGCAATTTGATGATTCCAGGACCTCCATGATCTCCGGCAGGGAGTGCTGGGTCTCGTGAGGGTGAAACACCTGATCATAAAAGATAGACTTAAGCACCGTTTTATCGGTTGTATATGATCCGTATCTAAATTTAAAGAATTCTTTTTTAAGCCTACGCTTCCCGTATCTCATCTTTAACTTGTCAAAGTGCTCTAAGAATGGTCTTCTGCTTATGTGATACAGGCCAAGAACTATGTGCCCTCCTGGCTTTAATAGCGATGAGAGATGTCTAATTGCTTCGTGGCAGTCTTTAGTGTGATGGAGTGCCCCATAAGAAATAATTACATCAAACTGGCTGTACAACCTAAAGTCAAACAAGTCCCCTTGGATAAATCTGTTATGTAATCCAAGTTTTTTAGAGATCTTGTTGGAAAATTTGACAGCTCTTGGGTTCAGATCAAGCCCGAGGCCAGGGATTGTGTGAAATAGGGCTAAGCCGTTAAGAAGCCATCCGGTACCTGACCCCACCTCTAAAACCATAGATTCTTCAGTAAAAGGCACCTGCCTGAGGATGGGAACTAGTTCAAACGGATCTTTAGAGCTTAGTGTTTCCACTTCTCTTTTTAGGCTTCGGTGCTGATTAAAGGGGGTCTTGACATAGAACTTTTGTACTTTTTTCATGGCACCCCTAACCTTCTACTTAATCGTTAGCTAATCCTATAGTATAAGTGTGTGCCCTTCGCCAAGCAAGATAGGTAAAAATAGTGGACGCCCCTATTGAAAAAGCACTCTTATATGCGAGAGTGTCAACGCAAATGCAGGTGGATGATGGGGTATCGCTGGGGGCGCAGGAAAGACAGCTGATTCAAGCCGCTCAAATGTATGGGTTCAATGAGTGGGAAGTTCTGCTTGAGGAGGGGCGATCGGGCAAGAATGTCTCGGGGCGACCAAAGTTAATAGACGCCCTTCATCAGTTAGACGCCGGAAAAGCGCAGGCGTTGATTGTAACCAGGATTGATAGGTTGGCCAGGTCAACCAAGGACTTCCTGGATATTGTGGATCGAGCTGGCCGCAATGGTTGGCGTCTGATCATGCTGGACCTGAATCTTGATACATCTACATATCAGGGCCGCTTCGTAGTTACGATTATGTCGGCGCTCGCCGAGATGGAGCGAGGAATCATAGCCGAACGAGCCAAAGACATCCATAAAGACCGTCGTGAGCGTGGGGTAGTCTGGGGCAAGGATATGGGCCCAAAGCAGGTGATTTCTCCGGCTGTTGCTGAACAAATCAAGCTTAAAAGGGGTATGGGGCACTCATATCAAATGATAGCTGATAGCCTTAATCAGCAGGGGATACCTTCTGCCCGTGGGGGCAGTTGGTATGCTTCCAGTGTGAAAAACATAGCAGACGCCACTATTATCGAGGTAAGAGATGCAGACTCCGAAGAAAGTTAAAATCGGTGCGCAGATCTTCAGGATAGAAGAGCGCGACGCTAAAAAAGATGGAACACTAAACGACAACTCTTATGGCTACACGTTAGATCAGGGGAATCTAATAGTAATAGACGCCAATATTGCATTTACTAAAAAGCAACAAACTCTTCTACACGAAATCATTCATGCAATTGGGATGGTGTACGGCAGCGGGCAAAAAGAGCCTGGACCAAAAGACACGTATGATATATGGGAGCACCACTTTATTGGCATTTGGGAAGCACCTATGCTATCGTTCATAAAAGATAATCCAGACGTAATTGAATGGTTACAACTAGAAGAGGATCTAAATGGGGAGAAAGAGAAAGCCGTCAGAGCCGCTGGTACCTCGACCAAACGCTGAATGGATCTACGTAACCGAGATTCAGATAAATGGCAGAAACATTACGCCAGGCACCGAGCTAAAGATCTCGAAAGAGCGGGGCAGATTTAGGTTCATTCGAAAAGTTACCAATGCCCGTGGTATAGAGTGGATAGACGTCTGGGGTGGCCCTAAGGGAGCCGAACAGTGGAGAAGTTTTAAGTTAGATAGGGTTAAGCGAGTACACTATAAAAACCAGACAGTGGAAAATTTAGCTATAGAGCACAAAGAAAAGATGAAGGCAAAGAAAGCCGAGTTAGACGATGGTACGGATTAGGGAGAAGGATTGCGTTAGCTGCAGTCCAGACAAGCCGCACTATAACGTTGTAATTGCCACTCCGGGTAAAGAGCTTCATCAGGGCTATGTCACAAGTCTGGTGGAAACACTACGTTGGCTGAGTGAGCAAGGTCTTACCTATAAATGGCTCAATAAATCCGGATCTTTAGTGTCTACAACTCGAGAGTTAACGGCGTTAGATTCTTATGGTCCCGACTGGAAGACCAGGGAGATTGGGCGTGGTCAGTTTACCTACGACAAGATCATCTGGATTGACTCAGACATTAGCTGGGGAATCGAGCAGTTTAAAGCACTCTGGGAACATGAGCTAGATGTTGTTGGCGGGATGTATCAAACTACTCCCGAGGGCAGGGTGGCTGTAGCGATGTTTGACTCCGCTGGGCAGCCTACAGTTGTTCGGGAGCAAGACTTTATTTTGATTGATGATCCTGTAATTGAAGTGTTCGGGCTTGGGTTTGGGTTTATTGCCATGAAAAGTGGTGTCTTCGAGAAGTGCGACAGGCCGTGGTTTTTGATGGAAAGAATTCGTTGGGAGCATTTAGAATTTGACTTAAACATTGGAGAAGACTACTCATTCTGTATGAATGCTCGGCGTAACGGGTTTAAAGTTTATTTAGATACCAGAATAAAGGTAAATCACCACAAAGAAATTATCTACGAGCTTAGGTAGAAATGGTTCGTAGAAAATATCAAGCTATACATCCTGACATCTATAAAGACAAAGCTCTTTATAAACAGATGACCGAGTTTTCTTTAGAGGGTAAAGAACCAACAAAAGTTAACTTTATTGATGATTCCGGAACCGAGCACATTCTTAACTCTTTGGGTTATCGATCCTCCGAGTTTGCTTCCGGAACCAAGATTTTGGCTGCCGGGTGCTCAAATACTGTCGGACTTGGTGTGGACCAGGACAAGATCTGGTCATCAGTGCTGTCTAATCTAACTGGAATGTCTTGTGCAAATTTAGGTATTGTCGGCGGATCTTTTGGATCGATCGCTGAAACTGTAATGGCTCACATAAGAGAGTATGGTGCTCCTGAGATTGTATGCGTATTCTTGCCAGGTCTGTACAGGATTCAACTTCCAATAAATCAAGATGTAAACACCTACCTGATCAATAAACAAGAAAAAAATTTCTATATAAAAAATGTAAACTTGGCGTTTTTTAGGGAGGGAACTAAATATGAGAAGACATATCCGGACTACTCTCTGAAGCCTTACAACGTAAATGATGTTATTTCTTTAGAGATCGGAGTGTACTACTCCATGATGTCCCTAAACTTTTTAGTTGACTACTGTAAAGCAGCTGGAATTAAGCTCATAATGTCTAGTTGGGAGCCTGGCACTACCGAGTTCTTGTTAGAGAAAAAAGAAGACAAATCTTCAAGACTAGATCTGTCTAGCTTTTATCCATTAGATAAGCATGAAGTATTTTTCAATAATCCGGAAACTATTGAGTGCCACACAGAGATCGATAATGATGTTAGGAACCGCGGCAGAGATACAAGTGGTCACATGGGCGAGCATCAACATAGACATGTAGCTGAGCTGTTTGCGTCAAAGATAAATTAGATGTACACTTTTCTGTACATCGAGGCTTAGCTCAGCCGGTCAGAGCAGCGAACTCATAATTCGCCGGTCGTGGGTTCAAGTCCCACAGCCTCGACCCCCCGTGTATCCCAATGGCAGAGGAACCCGACTTAAAATCGGCTCAGTGTCAGTTCGAGTCTGACTACGGGGACACTTGACAAAACTAAAAAGATGTGTAGATTTTAGATATGAATAGTACTGGGCCACTTATGAGTATCGGTGATGCAGCAAAAAAGGCTGGAATTCATCGAGTGACAATAAATAGCTACATCCAAAAAGGCTACTTAAACACCTATATGGATGGCTATCTTGTCTACTATCGTGATGTGCTGCGGGCATCTTGGATGGCGTATCAAAGTCTGAAGAACAATTCAGGCAAAGCAAGCAAGAACTACGGAAAGAAGAAGTAATGACTGATTTCATGAATTACATGCACACCGAGGTATCGAGCGCATGGGCTTACTTTGTTGCTTTCGGTATTCTTGGTGTTTGGTGGATCCTAGAGAGAATTAATAAGAGGAAGTAATCATGGCAGAAATGAACTGGTCTGATCTTGTCGCCAAGGCAGAGCACATCGAGCCTTGGAAAAAGAAAGAGCCGAAGAAGGAAAAAGCTCCAGTAATCACATGGAGCAACTGTCAGTGTAATAAGTCGCACAAGAACTCGAGGACTTTCTTCGAGTGTGCTATCGGTAAGAAGTACAGTCACAACGGATCAAACGCGCACTTGAATCGTGTATATCCGGAAGGGTCTGGCGATTGGGCTGTTATGTCAGAGCGCTGGTCTGAGGTCTACTACTCCGAGCACAACGGTAAGACAAACAACCTTCAGCACCTGCAGGTTTTCATAAAGCTATTCGAGACCTTCGAGGAAGCTTCAGACTACTTCCTTAGAGCCAAAGAGAACCATGACATGATTGCAACAAACAGCTTTATGTATAAGGCAGTAGTTAAGGTCGCTTTGTAGGATGCCTCCTAGAAAAAATACTAGAGCAAAAGTAGTAGACGCCCCTATTGTTAGAGAAGGCGAAGAAAAAGTTGTAATGTTTGGATGGTGTAGCACTGGACATCATGATACGTGTAGAGTAGAGTTTCCAGGGCATAGATGTAAATGCGAATGCCATGGAGAAGGAGTTCAGGGTGGAGAGTCAGACTGACTTTAGATATAAGTGCGAGATTTTAGCTAAAGTCTGGCTAGATTACCGAGAAGATAAAGAGTGGCAAGAATATATTGCCTATAACGATCTTGGTCTCCCTATTGCATACTTGGTGTCTCACGGGCTTCTCCTAAACGAACAAATTGATGAAGTGACCGAAGACACCTTCCCTATCGCTGCCAATTTTGTTAATGAGGCTTTTAGGTTACTTTTAGCAGGCCTTGACATACAAGAAGATGTAGGGTTTGAGGTTCTAGAAGATGTTCTAGAGTATGCTGAAAACAGTTCGATTAAGGGCAGCAATGACGGAGAGTGAGTTTGAGCGAGGAGTAAAAGCCGAGCGCAAAAGAATCATGGAGGCTCTCCACAGATATAAAGCTGAGGGCTTAGAGATAGTCCAGGTTAGCTCCCAGCCGGGGGTCAATACTCGGGCAGTGCGAAGATTTGATACTGCTGAGCTGATCGAAAGGCTTTGGGAAGAACGGAATATAGATGAATAACAATAGATGGGCGTCAGTAATGATGACAGATGGTATGGTCTTTGAAGGCATTGTTGCCAGCGAGGTTCCGTACGGAATTTACCTACATATTGGTGGAAATTCGGACAGGCTGTCTCTTTTCCCTTGGCACGCTATCTCCAGAGTGGTATACAAAATAGACGTGTAAAATAGCCGCATGGCCGTAAAAATTATTGAAAACTACATCTCTGTAGAAGACTGCATGCGCTATAGGGGGTTCTTAGATCAGTTTGTAGCCGAAACTTCTAGAGAAGGTATTGCAGGAGCTTTGGGCTATCCGACATCTCTTGAAGCATCTAAAGTAGACGCCACTACTGGTGTTATTTCCGGTAATCAAGATCCGATCAATAAAGAACTAGGGGCACTCTATGAGCGGATTAAGAGAGAGGCCGAGAGCTACTTTTCCCAGGAACTAGATCTTTGTCAGTCAAACTATCAGCTCATGACAAAAGGCGGTGAGAACCCACTGCATGCTGACACCGTCAATTTGGATGGAACTCCAATTCAAGATGATGGAGAGCCAGAAGAGATTGAATTTAGTGGACTACTCTACCTGAGCAACTATGGAGAAGAATTCCAAGGTGGAAGAATTGACTTCCCTGTTTTTGATCTTGTATACGAACCCAAGATGGGCGGTCTCTTACTATTTAAGGGTGACATAGAGCATAGGCACGGAGTTGAAATGGTCCATGGTGGAGAGAGAAGAAATATTGTTTTCTTCTGGGGGAAGCGTGGGAACGTCTCCGACAACCGAGCATACTTTGAGAACGGATAATGGCTACTAGTATTTGCATACTTGGCTACGGAAAGCTTGCGCGATCCCTAGTTTCCAAGATTAAGTCTTACGAAGATTACAATAACGAATTCAAGCTTCACTGCATCCATGTCAGAGACAGCAATGATCCGAAATACCAAGATCTGATTACCACAATTGAGTACACCAAAGACAATTGGTTGCAAGTTTTGGCTGATGGAACTGAAAACACTGATAGGTTTACGCCCTTTGGTGGAGATCTTGAATGGCTTCTAGACTCTGGGGGCCACAACATTGTGGTCGATTGTATGGACTACAACGAAGACTCTAAGAATCTTATTTTTGACATGATTAAAAAGGGAAATAAGTTTTACTACATAATCCCTGACCCGGTTATGCGGGATCTTCATAAAGACTATTTGCAGAGTTTATTGACAATTCACGGTGGGCAAATAAATTTTGACTCGTCTGAGGTAACCGGTATTCCAGCCGTGATAGATGTAATTTACGATCAGGTTTTGGAACGGCACAGTATAGAAATGAAAGCGGCAGAGGAGTGGGCTAAATTGTCCGAAGAAGAAAAAAAGGAAAAAGAGGCCCACTGGGCAGCCGAAGAAGAGAAAAGAATAAAGGCTGCAAAAGAAGAGGAGCTTCGATTGAGCGGAGAGCCTTGTGGTTTAGGTGACTCTTTCTCCTGGAAAGATTTGGACTAACCAAGCTTTTATGCTAGGCTGTGCTCATGAGCATTAATGACTTTGAGTATGTTGGAGAGCTACCAGAAGTGGTAACCGGCCCAAAGGGGTCAACTTTTTCTACGTTTGAAGAAGGGGACCTAGAGCTTTGGGAATTCAGCATTGCAAAAGCCATTCTAAGAAAACAAGAAGCTATAAAAGCTATTGATGCTCTAGCTGATGCTGCGGGAGAATCTTGGTTTGAGCTAGGAGAAAAACTAGCTGAAAAAAGATTTTTAGGAATACTTGACAATTTAGAAGAGAAGCTGGTAGACTCCGAAGAAGACGCCAAAATGGTGATCAACATTATTCGGGAGATGGTCAAGAATGCCAGCGAGGAAGAGCAAGACTGAAGAGATTGAGTCTCCGGTCTACCCTAAAGCTAGTTACATATTTAAACCTGAACGCTGCGCCAACCATAGATTTGCTATGGATCTTGACGGTAAAGCTGACTTTACGAAAAAAAGCGTCACGAATGATGATCGCTGTATAAGCTGCGGTCTATATTTCTCAACCTGGGCGTGGTATGCAGATAGACATAACGATGCATATCGAAAAGGCATTGACAACGAATCTGGTCAATTAATAAATTTCATAGCAAAAGAAGCAGACGCCATTACTGACAAAGTTACAAAAAAGTGGGCAGAAGATCTTCTAACAAAAATAAGAGAAAGACGAATTACAAATGCAAGAAAACTACTCGGAAAAACAAATAGCTGAAATTTACGCCAAGCTTGAAGTTGCAAAAATGCTAACAGAGATGGGCACTAAGCTTGCAAAGGAAGCTGCAAACGATCTAAGCTTTTTTAAGATTACGAATGGAATCCCCGATGACAAACAGTGATGAAATAGAATCAGAAGTTCGCAGAGAGATTATTGAAAGAATCCCTGCCCAGTGGGGTAAATGGATAGATTGCGGTCCTGGCTGGGATTGGATCCTGGAGGACCTAAACACAAAGCTCAAGTATTTGGACTTTAACTACAAGATCAACCAGGTTAAAGAGAAGTATGGGACACTCAGGTTTTACTACGAGCCTCTGATCCAAAAGAAGGTTGTTCTAGACATCATGGATGATGTAGTTCAGAACGCGGAGCAGCTATCTGCATTTACTTGCGAGATCTGTGGCAATAGCTCTAGGTGCTCAATACCCAGTCGGGGGGTTAAGTACGATCCAACTGTTGGCATCAAATACAACAGTGGCTGGTACAAGACTTTGTGCAACACCTGCGCTGAGCCTATTGGGTATCAAGCTTCTAAAGAGGAGTGGTAATGCCAATACACGTAAGTATTGCTATCAACGATGAAGTCCTTGAGACGGTGCACATTGGTCGTATTGAGGGTGATACGAGACCAGAGAGCGTCAATGTATATCTGGCTGTAACTGGCGAAAAGCCGATCTCGGTAGAGGATTGGAAAGAACGCGGAGAAGCGTTCCTACACAGATATGGTGAGGGAGCATATGCCTGCGTTATGCGTGCACTTGATGTTTTGATTAATCGAAAACTGCTAGATGCAGATCTTGAACTAGGCTATAAAAACCTAGCTGCAGATCCTGAAATATCTAAAAGAAGAGCTCGTATGCTCGAAGACCACCACTGCGGCTTTGATTTTGAGCCAAACGTCCAAACTGCAAAATGCAAGTGTGGAGCACAGGCTACCAACCCGTTTTATGTGAGGAATAGGAATGATCAGATTTAGGCACTACGGACCAGATAGGTTGCACGTAACTAAATACTATGGTATATTCTTTGAGTCTCACCCTAAGCGGAAAGCTTTAGATATCTACTGGGGTAAGCATGTATTTGTGTTTTGGATAGGAAGAAGTTACTAAAATGTCAGATCCGCGGAGAGCCGAAGTCTGGGGAAAGAAACCAGAGGTCGCTGACCGCACTCTGAATGAGCGTAAGTTCTGCAAGGTCTGTGAGTACTACTACTCCGAGATGTTTACTTGTCCGATCTGTTACGGAGAAGCCAGGGCTATTGAAAAAATAGTTGACATTGTTGAAAGCCTGGCGTATATTGATGAAGACGGCGATGAAATGATCAGCGAATTCAAGTCAGATCTCATAGCCAGAATTAGAAAGGTAAGTAGATGATTAAGAAGTACACCGAGAAAGACCTTGGCTTGGCAATGGCTGAGGAGTACGATACTGGCTACCACAACGGTTGGACTATGGCTGTTGAGAAGGTTGAGTCCATTCTCTTGGGATTCGAGGAGCGTAAGGATCCTTGGACTTGGCAAGAAGTTTACGCCACTATCGCAAAGGCAAAGCAGGACGAGCTTAAAGTGTTGGATGGGAGCGTTCGTGTTTGGGTTGGCGGTAGAGATGTTACTAAGTTAGTTCCAATCAAAGGAGAGCAGAAGTGAGTGAATACATACCGACGACTGGCGTAATTAGGGCAGCGTATCAAATTGCTAGGGATACGGAAGGCAACCTTGTTTCTTTCCGTGAGTTTCATTCTTGGCTTGAAAAACACGATGCCGAGATTACGGCTCAGGCTGAGGCTCGCATTATCAAACTGCTAGAGAGCAAACTAGCTGGCATGGATAATGGACTTGCTTACTGCTATGAATGCGGCTATTGGGATGACCTATTGCCAGATGTAATCGCTCTTATCAATGTAGAGAACAAAGCAAGCCATACGCATGAAATTGAAGTATTTGGCGCACCTTGCGACTGTGGAACTCGCCATGAATACTGCGGTGAGTGCAGTTTGGTTGAACCCTGCGAGACAGAAGGAGAGCAGAAGTGAGCGATCTAAATTCAATTATTGATGCAGATGACCTAGAAAACTTAAAGCGACAGCTTGCTTACACCTTCCTTGACGCTTACGGCAACTTTGATGGTGCAGGTATCTTGTTTGATGCGATTGTCAAGGCAACTGAAAAACGCATTATCAAGTTGCTAGATGAATACAGCCACATAGAAGGTGTTGCCCTGGCAATGGCACTAATTGAAGGAGAGCAGAAGTGAATGGCATAGCAGTGGGACAGGTTCGTGGATTTAGGATGCAGATTGTCGGCTTTGATGACAGAGATGAAACGGGCCTCGACTGGAAAGCAGCGCTTGTCCCAGAGGAGGGCGAGCCTGCAATCTGGAATGGTAGCAAATGGGAAACAGTAGAAGAACTAACAAAAGGAAAGAACTAATGAGCAACAACTCAAACGCAACAACTGAAAACATTGTCAACGACAACACCGTTTACAACATCGTAAATCAGGTAGTCAAGTGTGACTGCGATACCGATAAGCACGACCCTGCTGACTACGAGTGTGCTTGTGCGGATTGTCTAGATGAGCAGGTAGACAGACTCAATGAAATGCTCAGGCAGAAGGCAGCGCAGGATGCAGTGCGAGAAGACCGAGAGCGCATCTTGAACGGTATCAGGTGGTCCAATACGCAAGACCTTTGCGGAATCATTGACGACCCTAGCAAGTGCTTTAGGGTGATTGAGTTTATGGAAAACCTAATCAAAGGAGAGCAGAAGTGACACTTGTATGGACACAGCGTGACGGAACCAAGATTCGCCCAGAGGACATGACCTTTGAGCACAGGCAAGCAACTATCAACATGATGATGAGAAATGCTAAGCAAATTGCCAAGCAGGAAGCTGAAGAGTTGTGGTCACACACAGGCGATAGCGACTTTACCCTTCCTGCGATTGAGCTGGATTATTTAGCTACTCACGATGAGCTGCTCTTTGCAGAACTGATAAAGCACAGACCAGTCATAAGAAGGATGGCTGAACTAAACGGACTAATCAAAGGAGAGCAGAAGTGACAGACTCAAAACTTATTGACCCAGAGCTGGAGGCTTGGATGATTGCCAAAGCTGAACGCATGGCGAGACGCTACCCAGAGCTGAATGGTTCTGGTCTGAAACCAACCTTTGTGGCTTTTGATGAGGACAAAGAAGAGCAGAAGTGAGTGATAAACCAGAAGAAACTGCAAGGCGAATACAGTTGCTCCAAGAAATCCACGACCTTGAAGATGGTATGGATTTAAATAATGAGCAGTTGACCATCGATGAGATTGTTAGGATCACCAAGCAAGTTAGAAAAGAAATGGCAGAAGAGCGTCAAAAGTATAACGAAAGCGTGGCGGTTTTGAGAAAAGGAGAGCAGAAGTGAGTAGTTACCGCATAGAGCACATACGCAGACATCTAAACGCCATTGGGGTTGAATTTGGTAAGGCTTTTCCTCGGCAGGAAACTATAATCAGCGAGCTTGTACAGATTGTAATTAGATTGACGGACGAATTAGAGTCAAATACAAAAATTGATGAGCCTAGAAAGTGTGACTGTAGTCACTGTGCTTATGGTGCTTACGCCAAAGAATTAGATATTATTCAACTAATAGACCAAAATCACGTTGCTCACGAAGGTGACAGAGTACACAACGAATCGGGAGAGTGTCTTGCTTGCAGTCTACTCTCGCAGATTAAAGGAGAGCAAAAGTGAATCCAGAAGATATTTCAAAGATGATAGA